TAGGTACTAAGGCTGTTGTATTGCGTAGCGGTTCGTCAAGGTAAACAGTTGTGTATCCGCTAGTAGCGACACAAGCTGTGTTTCCCTTAATTTTGTACGTGTAGCTAGATGTAATACCAAGTGCGCCAACAAGGACGTTCAAAGTACCATCTGCGAATTGGTCTTGTGTGATAGCAGTTGCACCAGTGTTTGATAGCACCAATACTGTCGAGCCAAGTGCCAAGTTTGCAGTAACCTGTGTACTTGTACCAGCTGCGGTAATGGTCATTCCCTGGAAGCCAGCTGTCGTATTCGTAATAACTGGAGCAGTAACTACTTTACCTGAGGTAATTGTAGCTGTGCCACCAAATTGTACATAACGAAAGCGACGGCCATCATAGGTAACGCCAATAGCGCCGTATTGAGTCTGTTTGCTGGTCGTTAGATCCATCAAATCTGATTCGGTTAATAGTCGTGGTCCTGTTTCCATAATATATTCTCCTTAAAATCTTTCCTTAATTTCCTGTAATTGCAATTAATTTGCCGTTACGTCGTGGTTGTTTGTCAATCAAGTTTCCAAGAAGGATAAGTACATCGACTTTACCGAACTGGTTAATTGCGCTCATCATGTCGCGGAACTGGAATGCTGATGGGAACGGAACGTCCTCATAGAAGCCTTCCATTTTATCAACAGACGAACTAATTTCACGAAGTTCTGAACTCTTTTGGACGTGGAAAGCAAGATACTTTTCGTTAATCCAGAAGAATGTCTGAGCAGTAGCTTTGTCGTCAGCAACGATTGGACGACCACGGAATGTAATCGAGATGAATCCTGCTGAACCACTTAGCGATGCATCACCACTTGGTACTGATGTACCGGCTGGTGTCTTACCGTCAACACGGTCGTAACCACGGACTGCAAGTGCTTCATAGCGAGCGCTAATCATAGGAACAAGTAGACCTTCTACGAATGTCCAAATGCTCTTAGTCGTTAGTCCCATTGTTGGAGACTCACTGGTTGAGCTGGCTGCCGAAGCGTTGTCGAACTCAGAACCCAAGTAGTCAAGCGTAATGGTGTTGTTAGCGACTGATGTAACATCAGCTACTAAGAATGGGTAAGTTGCACGGGCAAGACCACCATAAGTAGGTGATGTTGTACCGCTGTCAACAATGTTTCCCAAACCGTCAAAGTCTTTACCAAGACCGAATGAGTAGAATTGTGTACCGATTGCGTCTGCTGCTGAGATACGAGCTTCGTCAGCTTTAGCTGTAAACAGCTTGATAGCTTGCGAATCGCTGTTTGAGTTAACTGCTTCTTCAATACCTGGAACTGTGATAGGTTGGTCAAAACCTGTGATGTAGAAGCTAGCCTGTCGGGTGTTGTTTGTAACAGCTGTGGAGAATGGGTCCATGCCGTTGAATGAGCCACCTGTTTGGCTGAATGCGACCTGTACTGGTACTTGGTAACTAACGCCTTCCCAGTCTTGAGTGTTGCTTAACATACGGGCAGTAAACACGTTTGAGTTGCTTACGCCATCAATTAAGACAGGCAAGATATACTGGTAGGTAATATCCGTTAGTCGGTTGCTAAAAATTGTTCCTGCCATATTAATCTTTCTCCTATTCCTTAGATATAAAAAAAGCCCGTTGGCTCAGGCTTTATACTACTAATATAGCATAGATTGAATCAATGCAATAGTATTTGTTACTTTGTGACGTTAATGGTTTTGCCACCAACTTCAAGCTGGGTGACAACTGGTTTTATGCCAATTGAATGTTTCTTAAAAGCATCTTCAATAATAGTGACACATTCATCATATCCCATGGATAGGTTCTTATACTGTAACTCTTTGAATAAGTTAGTGGCTTCCTTATGAGTTAATAGTTTAAGTTTCTCAAGAAGTGCTATGGTCATTACAAAATCGGCGGTCATATTTTACCTGCTTTCGCTAGTCTATTAATATCTGTCATTGTCATACCTGAAAAGGCACGAGGCTTAATCGTGTGAGCATCACCACTTTGGGGAGCGCCAACCTTGCCACCAATCTCATCGCGTTGCTTTTGGATAGGTGTTTTCTCTGCTGGTTTAACGGGTTCTTTAGGTGCGGTGCGGGCTTTCGTCGCGTAAAACTTATCGGCGGCATCACGATAGCTAATCCTAAACGAACGGTTAGTCCCCATGTATTTTTGAGCGTATTCGTTATTAGTCTTCTTATATAAGTCATAGATGGCGTTGGCCTCTTTAACAGCAGGGTCAGAGTTAAAGCGTCCATCGGTCTCTTCGTATTGGAACTTAGGCACAAATCCACGAGCCTGTAGCCATCCGAGGTCTGACGAAATATCCTTAGCCTCTTGGACCTCAAACTGTCGGATATTCTCTTGTTGTTGCTTTTGGAAGAACTCCTGTTGGAGTGATTCGGCTTTGCGCTCTAAGCGATCAAATTGACGTGAGTATTTAAGACGGTCAACATCACTATTAAATTGGAAGTCAGCTGGTAGTTGGTCTTCGGTAAAGGCCTTGAACTCTTTTAATTCGTCACCAACTTTACCAACAATAGTAAGCGACTGAATGCCTTTAGAAACGTATTCTTGCCAAGTCTTTGCTTCAAGTGGGGTAACCTTTACTTCTGGTTCGTCCTCTTCATCAAAGTATGACGACGTATCCTCGGAAGTATCAGTCTTAACATCTTTTTTAACATCGTCCTTGGGGGCGTCTTTAGTATCTTCTTTGGGAGCATCCTTTACCTCTTTGACCGGCTCTTCCTTCTTCTCTGGTAGACTTTCCATCATCTTCATAATCTTGCCCGTTTGTTGCGACAACGGAATGTCACGATTTAGTGGGGCCATTTTAGGTGCTGCTACAGGTGCTTCACTAGCTACTGGAGCCTCTGCTGGTGCTACTGGTTCTGACATTTTTGTACCTCTTTAATTAGTTTTATTCTATCACATTGGAGGCAATGAACCAACACTTTGTGGTGGCATTGGTTGTGATGGATTCAAATTAGGTGCGCCAAGTGGTTGCTGGGCTTGTTGCATAATACCTTGTATTCCTGGTGGGATAGCTGGGGCTTGCATTTGCTGCATCGGTTGAGGCTGCATTTGTGGTTGTTGCATTGGCATACCCTGTTGAGGCATCATTGGTTGAGGTTGCGCACCGCCTGGCATACCATTCATCGGCATCTGAGGTTGCATCATTGGCATCATAGGCGGAACAGTCGCTTGAATCTCCTGTGGCATTGGCACTGGTGTTGGCTGTTCTTCTTCTTGTTTAGTCAAATCGTCCAACTCTTTACGGACTTCAACCGAATCAAGCGTGGTATTGATGAACTTAGTAATATTATTACGCTCTTTACTTGTGAGCTTCATGTATTTGTTCTTGTCTTTTGGCTTGGTAATCTCATCAAGTAGGAGTTTGCGCATCTGCTCGATGTAGCTCATGTCAGCATCTTCGCGCAGTTCAACTTCTTTACCTTCCATTAACTGGGTAAAGTCAACGATGGCGTCTTTGTTCTGGTTATCGTCGAATAGGTCGATGGCTAGCTGTCGTGGGTCAGTCTTGAACTTCATCAAGTTATCGTATAGTTTCTGTGGTTGGTCCATGTGCATTAATCGGAAGTAATCATATGGTGCCAGGAAGCCAAGTTCGGCAGCATTCTGAGCGACAGCTTCCTGACGGGCTTTATCAAATTGTAAGGTAGTACCGGCTTGAACGCTGACTGTCGCACCGTTAAGAATCTTGTCGCGGTGCATCTCAATATGGTCAAAGTTACCATCGCCACCATTAATAGTACGACAGTGAGTCTCGGTATAGTGAACAACCATCATTTGCGTCAGAAGATTGTAGTAGTCTTCCATGGCGGAATCAATCACTCGAATGACTTTATCCTGACGGCCCGAGGCTTGGTTCTTAATCATATTAGCTTCGGAGGCAGTGTTATCATTTCCGTTATCATCACCTCTAAACTGTGATGGTGTACCAAGTATGCCGTGAATAGCATTGCGTGAGTTAACTACATCATTTACGAGTTCGCTCGAGACGGTCTGTGGGGGAAGTTGCAGAACAACATCAGATATATGTTCGCCAGGTTTTAATTCAACGGCAACAGTTTGATTTGGCTGTTGATCCCAGTTTTCCATTTGGTCTGTAGTCATTGCGTCGGAACGGATAACGCGTGAACCATTAGCCGTCTGAAGGTTTTGAGAGATTTGTTGTCCTTCTTGGTTGAGAGTCTCCTGCATTGAGGTAGCCTGTGCAACTGGACCGGTAAGGTCAATGCCATGCTCGCCGTCATTCACAAGGTTAAAGAAGATATACGGCTTCATTGGATTATCGAGGAAGTTTTCACCCTCATCACCATATAGCCAGTTAGGGTTGCGTTTCTTGTCAAGGACAAGCTTTCCAACATACCAAGCGACGGCTTCTTGAGGTTTGTTCTTCTTATCGTAGTATGTAAACCAAACCTCTCGATAGGCTATTTCGCGTGAAATGTTCTGTGCGCCTTTACGCTTAACGCCAAACATCTGCATAATCTCTTGCTCTTTATCAGGGAACTTAGCGATAAGACCCTCAAGGGAGTCTTTCATCACTTCACAGATAAACTCAGGGTTCTCACCTAGCTTGAAGTTCTTATCAAGTATAAGGTGTGAAGGATTAATAGTACGAGGGATAATCTCACCGTTCTTACCATAGTTTGGATTCCAAGATAGACCGATAGCACCGAGGTGTTGTGTTAAGAGATTGAGTACTGATATTTCAGTCTTTTTCGCTAGGTGGAACTTCTTAGAGTGTGCTTGGTGGTACTTCTCTAGGTCAATCGCATAAGTCTTAGCCTCGTCTGAATCATTAGCCGGATAAACCTCGGAACGTGATGGCTCGGCTGTCGTATAGGCCACGATAGAATCGACACCAACAAAGATTTCGTTGTCCATCCATTGATTCTCTTGGTAGTAGAGTTGATTCTCACGAACTGGGTCGCCCTTGAAAGCTTTGAGGTTCTTGATGCGTTGATCGTGCAGATTAAAGCCGGTCAGTTCATTCCAGTATGAGATAGAGCTTTCAATCCTACCGTGAAGGGTTTGAATAATTTGAGTGTCGGGTAGGTCTAAATCAAGTGTAGGGAAGGTATCAATGACGCCATCTTGATGCGTAAAATCATCAACTGCTGGGTCTGACAGTGGAGTAGTATAGATGCTAGGATTCATGGCTTAATGATACACGTAACTCCAATAATATAATAGGCTTAATTTTATCTCACCCTATAACTATGATTGAAAATAGATATTATAGTCTTTTTTACAGCCTCGGCAGCGGTGTCTAACCCAAAACATATTCAAAGGTATTTCTGATGGTGGATAACCATTGCCCATCCATAAGAGTAAGATGTCACCATTCAAATCAAACATATGGGTCTTGCAGCTCATACAGAAATACGAATGGGCCATTGAGACCTCTTGCTTGGATATGATCATTGATGTTATCACCTGCGCCTCCTGTTAGCATCTTTAAGTATTTTAGCAACATCTATACCAGCGCCCACCATCTTACCGTTCTTATCCATGTAAGCTAATTCAGAGGCTTGAATGCGTTGGCGTTCACTAACGGTAGGCTCGCGTTGTTCTTTGTAGTTTACACTAAAGAACTCAGTTTGAGTACGATGATGTGATGTCCAGTCATGAACAGGCTTAGTAAT